GGATCCTCCTGTGACAAGTAACATGCAAAACGGAGTGGGGGCATTTTTACCGCCAACGTCATTCAGCTATGTTTCGAAAGATTCCGGGCCTAACGAGTTGTATCCTCCCTTCGGGTCGAGGTGTCGTTGAGGTAGTGCTGGTGCGGCTCATACCCGCGTGAAGTCAATGCGCCCCTGGGGGCCCCAAGGTTTGTAAAGGAGGCTAGGAACCTCTCGCGCCCCGAGTGTAGAACTTAGCGACAAACCACCCCTGTATTGGATAATGGCGACTCATTCTTATTCTCAACTCCCAACAAATGAAGATAGTGATTCGGATAGTGATAATTCTGACATGGATGTGAGTTCGACTAATCTCATCCATGTCGCCACAGAAGATAACACGATTGGAGAACCTCAAAGTGAAAACGATGAGGTCACCCCCACTGTCGTGCAGGCCGCGCCAGCGGCCACAATAATTGAGGAAACACCTAATGACCGCGTTGGGACAGGTCAAAGGGAATCAACCACGCGACCTCCGTCGCGAAACAGGCCTAATGGTGAAAGGCCTACGTGCTGTAGTCTGTGCGAAGAAGCTTATGACATCAACCGTGTAAAGCGATTTAATATGAATTGCTCTAGACATGGTTGCAATAGTGCCATATGCACCACATGTGCATCGAACATCTCCTTAAATGGTTGGATAAGGGAGGTGAACCCGGTGCCTTTTGGAACCTTCGCTTGCCCCTTCTGCGTGCGTATAAGCAACATATCGCCTTCATACATTGTCAACTTCCTGAGTGACATGTCACTGCTGGAATTTCATAGATGGCTTAGGACCGAGAACTTCAGAACATTAACCAGACGTGCGAAAGGGCGTCTAGCTGAAATCTGGAGACAGCGCCGTCAGATAGATCCAGAGCGATATCCGGAGCAGAATCACCGTAACGTAGTACAGAACAGGAACGCTCCGAGGACCGAACCTACACGACCGACCGACAATCAGTCAGGTGGAAGTGAGGAGGGGAGAAACGAACCCACACAACCGACCGACAATCAGTCAGGTGGAAGTGAAGAAGGGGGTGAACGGAGTGAAGGAAACGTTAACACGCCTGTTGAGGGTACCGCTGCG